ATAGGTGATATATTCCCCATGTCTGGCATACCCATATCTGGGGTGGGTTGTTTAACTGAGTCGGGTGGCCAGCCGAAGACACGCGCAACCTCTGTGGCCACCTTGTTCCATTCGTAGTTGGCTGCAAGGTCCGGGTTCATCGAAACAGTACGAATAAACTGCATTAACATCATCTTATCTTCGGCCCCTGGGTCTGGCCCCATGTCCTTAACGTCGATGTTGTAAATCAATGAAGTTGTAAAGTCATGCTGTCCGTGGTCGAACGTTACAACCCTATGCCCGTATTTGTATTGCTGTTTCTTTCCGTGAAAGATACCCAAAATAAACATCAACTTAGTGATTGATTCTTCTGCCGCCTCTGCGACAAGTTCGCGCATCCCACCAATAATCTGGTCAGTTGCCTCAACCAGAGCAGATGTTTGACGGGCGCTAATCTTCTTAACTGCCTGCCCCTTGTCGATCTCTGATGTGGCTGTGCTCTGCTGTGCAATCTCACGTAAGAAGCGCACGTACTGTATTTTATTCAGGTCGATACCTGGGCCGCGCTCAACCTTGATACCGTCTACACGGTTGACCTTAATCAAGCCCCTGTATGATGGGTTCAACAACTTCTTGGCGTCGTCATCTTTCAGGTTCGCCGTCTGGTCCGCCAGGATCTTCGGGTTTAGACTGTCCATCATGTCCTGGTCAATGGACTTCAGGGCGATGCTGTACATGTCCGATATAGGAACAATGTCGTCCACTACTGTGCGCTCTAAAAACTTACCCATCTTGGTCAGCTTGACCGGAGTGTAGGGGGTCATCCCTCCCCACGGATTCGGCATGTCCCGAATAACCTCGTCCTCATCTCCCAGAACCCAGCACGCAAACCAGTTGTTATACCGAGAGTCGAGACGGTCACGCTTAACCCAGCACTCGACTATTAGTACAATATCTTCCCCAAGGTATTGAAAGTCGAGGCCGGGAAACAAATGCCAATACTGACGGGAGATACCCTTGACCTTGGGTTCAGATCCGCCAAGCGTCTTAAGCTCGTCAAGCGTTACGGGGCGAAGCCTCGCAACGTAGTCGGCGTCAAGGTAGTTCTCTATGTTGGCTGGGGTGACAATGTGCTTTCCGTTTACGTGGGTAAGATACGGAAAGCCTATGCCGGCATCGTTGAAGACCGGAGACGGCTCCTTGTCTACCCCGGTAAGGAACGAGTCAGGCCCAAACTCAAGCGGAGAAAGATTGTCCACCTTCTCTAAGTCAATGCCCTGGGAGGCTACGAGGTTAGGATCTACCTCTTCCCACTGAGACTCAAGAGAGGATGGGTCAGTGACGTTACGGTTAATGCCTGCGTACTGATTCGGGTTCATGCCCCACGCAGCATACGGGTGTCCAACTTCGAGCCAGCCCATGCTGTACGTTGAGAACATTGTCGCCTGACGTAGAGCGTCCTTCATCCTAACAATGCGGGACATGTCGTTAACTACAATCTCAAGGTCATTTGCGCTCTTTGCAAACTGACTATCCGCAGCCCGAACCCGGATGGCCGGGTCTTTGTTTACAACGCGGTGGTAAATCACCTTCTCAAACTCACGTACAAGGTTCCCTTTATACTCGGCAGGATTCCCTAAGCGGTCCTCAGTCTCGTTGCGGACATACTTCTCGTTACGGGACCATGTATTATCTATGGTAGACATTCTCCATTGGAGATCACGACGTACCCGCTGGTCCCACTTTTCAAAATCAAAAGCCATCTACCAGACCTCAATGCCATTGTGGGAAAAAATAGACTCCATTGAATCTGCCGGGGGAAGTGGGGGCTGTGGTTCAGGTATACTCTCAATCATACGCCCCGTCAACCCAACACGGCAGACCTCTGCGTGCCCTCTGGCAAACAAACAATCGTCATGTCTACCAGACGATGGCTCCACTTTTCCGTTCGGTTTTCTTACTAATGACTGCATCTCATTAAACAGGTGCTTGGACTTAACGCGGGTTGGGTCATCTCTGATAGCTGCCCTGTGCATGTTTAAAAATGGGATGCGAGCGCCGGGGCCAATAATAGACCAAGCAAGGTCAGATACACGGCCCCTAGAATCGTCACGGTAAAATACGTTTGGATAGCCTGTGGGTTCAAAAAAAGCCCAAACAGTAGCTCCATCTTTGTTCCTTTCACAGTTCACCCTCGCGTTGTTGTAAAACCTTCCAAGGAGAATGAGGTAATACGCCAACTCTTCCGGCGGTATCCTGTCACGAAACATAGCAACGTCACGACCGTACTCGTCTAAGACCCACAGCACCGAATAGTCTGCCTCTGACTTCGACCCGTTTAGTATGGTCTTGCCCTCCGCTACGTCACCACCGATAAAGTACCGCTCCCCCTCTTCTGGCATCTGCCACACACGAAGCTGGCCGTACTGCTCAGGTACTATCTTTGGCTCCATCCTCAACGCAGAGGTAAGCTGAAGCGTAGTTATCGGCTGCCCAGTGTGCTCTATCCTGCCAATGAAGCACGGCTCCTGGCACTCGATCCTATTAAGAACACTGTGGGGGTAGTAGCCTATGCCTATGCTTGCCCACGCATGGTCCGGGGTGGTTGGGTACTCCTGATCGAATACGACATTATCTCCACCAAACCCGGTGGGGGATGGTGCCTTGATCTTCATCCTGCGCCAGTAAATCTGGGCATACGACAAGTTATACTTGCGAGCAAACCCTTCCTCAGTCAGCGTGATCTCTCCCTCTCCGTCTGTCTCGCATACTTCAAGGTCGTTGTTGAGCCACTTGAACTTTCCTTTGTGGAACGCTCTGGCTGGTGGGACTTTGCTGTACTCTTCGGACACATACCAAGGCAGAAAAATAGGAACAACGCGAACGTCGGAAAACTCATCCTGCGACTCGTGAATCCGCACCCAGTCCGATTTGAAGTCATCGTACCCCTCTGCTGTAGACTCATCCACAACCAGCGTGTGACGGGTAACAGGTATCGTTGGCATGATGGATGCCTTCACCTGCTGTGACCGGCCTACAGGCCACTTCGGGCGCTCAGACTGGTGTAGCCCCTGCAACATCTCCGATGTACCAGGGTTGGGACTCTCAGCCGACTCAAGCAATATCCGAGAACCGTTCGTAAGCTCCAGTACCTTTGATGCCCTACGCTTCAGGGTGGGCATCCTGGGAAAACGCTCAGCGGCAGTCTCAATCCAACCAATAAGCATCTGCCGCTTCTCTTCCGAGTGCGCCCCCTTATCAATCATAAACATCGTGGTGTAGCCCTCAATCTGGTAGCAGAGCCAGAGGTTGAACACCAAGAACATTGTTGTCACGCCAAGCTGGCGAGACTTTAGAATCTGCAAACGAACAGGTACCTGCTTGTTGAAGAACAAATCAATCGCTATCGAGATTACCTTCTTCTGTGCGCCCGTCAGTATAAACGGGCCAAAGCCACCATTCTTACAGTGATCTCCCATGCCAGGCCGATACTTGATCCTAATGGCCTGAAGGCAGAACAACTCAAAGTCGGAAAGCAGGTCATCTACCGTTATCTCTACCGGGCCGCCATTTGCAGGTACACTAACGCAAACATCGACGCTATCAGCACCAACCACACCAGCGCCTGGTCCTCTTCCTTCATTCCTGACCTCCGGTACAACGACGCGATCATCACGGCCCATCAATGAAATCTCAAGTGGCGATGCGCCTACGGTTTGAACATACAACTCAAGTGCCCGCTGGTCAAGTTTGCGGAAACTTATGTCCTGTTCTGACATTTCAGCAAGTTCAACAAATGTATCAATCCACGCAGATAACTCTTCGTCGTGCGGATACCCCAGGTACTTGGCCTTCTTCTGGACGTATGCCTCTACGTCTAAACACAGGTTTGGTTTACTATTCTTCATTTGTTGGTAGTGGTTTACTGTCTGAAATAATACGTGTGTCAATGATTGTTGGCAATCTACGGGGCTTTCTTAGTAACTCGTTCGGGTCGCGGGTCTTGCGTGGAAGCAACTGCTCCCCAGCGAGGCCAAGCTCACCACCGCTCAAAATGTCAAACGCGATCAGGCCGCGCATTAGATCCTCTGGCTTCCGCACCCGCTCTATCTTGGAGACATGGAGGTCGCCCCCCTTGTCTCTTGTCTCAACTATCCTTACCGTCTCCCCTCGAATAACATCTGCGATGCTTGACGTTATCATCTCGTCGTCTACGCCTATGTCGCGCAAACGCTCAAGGAGTTTCGTGGAACTTATCAAGTTTGCCCTCTATTCTATCAAGTTTCTCACCAATCGAGGACAACTTCAACTCAGTGATCTCTTCTCTGGCGGCTATCTTGTCGTCTACAATGTTAGCTACCTCGGCAGAGGTCACACTTGGGCTGCCGATATGACCAGATACCGTGCCGACACCACCAGCCAACAAAGCGAAAATGACGCTTGTGGGTATTGATATGGAACTGCCCTTTGCGGCAGATACGGCCCCAGCTAAGGCTTCGGTGGTCATTAGTCGATCACGTCGATAGCAAGTTGCATAACAATCTGCATCGCACGCTTGGTGTACCCGCGAAGCTCCCGCTTTGTCATCGGCTTCTTGCGCTTCTTCGACGCAATCAAGTCCTCGGCAAGTTCAAATAGTGCTTTTGCGAGGTCTGCTACCTCAGTTTTCTTTAGTCCCATCCTATTCTTCCCCTTCCGGCAGGCACTTCTTACGCCTGCCCGGTAACTTGTTTATAATAGCAGTTGCGAGTCGCAAGAAGATTAAAAATAACTTCATTACTATACTTCTATAAGCGTATAAGTGAACCTATGCCAGCCTCGCTCAGATACCTGCTTTCTGCATATGTCCATAAAGCCCTTAAAATCTGATGAGTTAGCAAAAACCTGGCAGCCAGCGGACCACTTATCCACAGATGTTGAATGTCCACCCGCTTTGTGGATATTTATACCATATGTCCCGCTATAAGTAACCGTGGTATCTGGATCGACAACTGCGTTCCTGTTTATGTCCCGGTACACGTCCACGTTTTTACACTGGACCAGCGCCTCGTACTGGCCCCTGTGCATACCTATCTTAAACGCGCCCCTGTACTGACCAGGCTTGAGGACTGCCGTACCAGCAACGTTCATCGGGTGCTCAAGGTAGTAACGGCCTGGGTCCGTGGTGCAGGCCCACGTCCGAGTCAGCCAGCCACCAGCGTCCTTGTAGACTACGCAGAGCCTATCATCAAAGGTGTTGGGTACAGAGTCCTTAGACCGGATACCGATGATGTTCAGGTTGTGCAGCCCATCCTCAAATACGGCGTAGCCAAGCTCCTTGACGCGCTCAAGGATGAGAGGAGTCATTGAACCCGCTGAGCCTCAATCCACTTAATGAGTACCTTCGCTTGCGTACCACTGGCGACCGCCTCCGCCCACTTACTCGCGGCCAACCGAAGCTCAACGTTGACCGTCTCAACCTCGTCGGTCCCTGGCTCAGCCGCCGAGCCGCCCGAAGTGAAGCACACGGTGATCGGGTCGTTTTGAATGTCGTCTTGGGTCATGGTGTCCAGTCCTGGTCAGCGCCAGTCACGGCATAATATACGCGAAACGTCATTGTCTTAGCCGTACCCCAGGTCTGCGTCCGTCCGCAGGTTGCAAAGCAATACACCGCGCCAGAGGCTGGAAGTTTGTTTGACCCGAGCGGGTAGCTACCCATCCCTGTGTCCCCGACCGGACCGGGGGGGTTGGCGGGATCGAACCGATAGGACATGAGGCGACTTTGAAAACCGTGCACGGAGTGACGTGGGCCGTGCAGGAGTGTCCCGGCGGTGCTCCACGTCTGGTTGACGTTACCCTGATTGTCAAAGCTGTTCTTCTTGAATCTGTATACAGTCTGATAGTTGCTGCTAGACGTAGAGGTCCACCAAGACGCGATCCCAAGAGATGACGCTGAATCCAGGCCGGTTGTAACGGCGGACAGCCCAAATCCGAAATACGCGTTGCTCTGTTTATGGGCCGCGCCACCGATGCTCTCGATCAGGAAATCCACCGAGAAAGGGCGGCTCCAATCCAAGGCGGTGCCGTTCGCGTCAACCAAGGCGCGCGTATAGATCGCGCCGTTGTCTGGTTTTTTGCTCTCGGCTGTGGAGAGCGTACCCGAGCCAGCCGAAGTCCAGACCGTGGATGCGGCGCTCTCTGTTAGGCTCGCGGTCTGACTGTGTGGGTCGTCCGTGTAGTCGGCTCCATCCAATAGGAACCGGCGCCAGCCTTGAGCTACCGCTACCGCACCACCGCCACCGCCACCCATCCCGGTGAAGTTGGGCTGATTACAGCCGTCACCCATGCCTGGTTTAGATAACGCCATGCTCAGCCACCCATCCAAACGTCTACAGCCCAGCTTACCGTTGTTGTGCCAGCAGCAACCACCGGCTTCAGGTAAATGCTGCCCGTATTGTCCGCATGGTAGTAAATACCCTCCGCAGGAACCTCGTCGTGGTGAACGCCTGCCACCGAAACAGCCAAAACCTGGGAAATGGCGGCTGTGACAAGCGGATCCTCGGAAAGAACGGGCGTTGTGTTCGACCCAGACGTTACATGGAAGCGAACAATGTAACCAGTCGGCGGAACCGACAAAGTTATGACTGTTGCTGCGCTAACATTGACCTGTGAGCCAGATATGCGCGTGGTACTTCTGCGAACTGTGTTGTGGGGCATGATGTTCTCCTAAAGTAACCCAGATAAAGACTCGGATGGCGAATCCGAGTCCTTATCTGGTCGATTACTACCGACTGCGACGGCGGCTTTCTTCGCTTTCAAGGGCGTACCCTTCAACCGCTTCTTCGACCTGCCTTTAGGGCCACCTAAAGGAGCAGAAGAAGCAATAGGTTGACTGATTCCAACAGACCCGCCCTGCTGAACGGCGGGAGATGTGGGAACTTCTCGCAGTGCGAAGCCTTGTTCTCGTAAGAACACCACATCACTTAATGCCTCATCCCTCGCGGCTGCAAGGAACTCATCTACAGTGCAGAGGGGTAGGTTCCTGAGAGAAGATAAGGCACCTTTATGGGTGCGATCTACCCGCAAAATCCTGGCACACCTAAGAACTCTGGATGACGACATACACTACCTTTACACGCGCGCGCGCGAGGCGCAAGTTTTGGGATTTTTTTCTGGGGTGCCCTGCTTTGGCCGAGTGTGGGGTGTCTTGGCGCAGTGTTTGACAGTGTATGCCTTGTTTGACAAAGTATGACAATGTA